CCGGTATACCTGACCTTGACCTGGCGACCAGTGAACCGCACATCTGTCGGCTGACTTGCCGTATATGGGCCGTAAGTTGTCTCGGTTGAGGTTGGATACATTCGCGTCTTGAACGACACAACGACCTCGCCCAATGTCTGCTCATCAGGGATCAACTGCCGCACGCTCATCACCTGCTCACCCGTTCCGATCTCCACAGGGCCAGACTCAGCGTAAGGCGCGACAGAGTCATAGGCAAACCCGACTTCATGCTCGTAGATGTACCCGTCAGCAGAAACCATCAGCGGGTTCAAGTAGACCCCACGGTCAGTGCCAGCCGTGCGAGCCATAGATCCAATCGCCCAGTGGTTCTCGCGGTAGTTGTAGGTGACATATGAGTCATTCTCATTTGACTGACTTGACGGGTAAAACCAAATGATCTCGCCATACTTGGAGTTGTGGACAGAGTAGATCTTGCTGGCCTGGTTGTAGTTGATGTTTTGGAAGATGTAGTCGCCAACGTCAGACACCAGTGGCTTGACGTACCCGTCATAGACCCAGAACCCTGACTTGCTCATCCAGATCGCAGCAGTGTCAATGGCCGCAACAGACTGAGATGAGATCAACCCGCAACCAGAACCGGCCTTCTCAAATCTGTAGACGTAAGGCAGTCCAATGTAGGTGCCAACGTGAACGTCAACATCTGTAAACAGCAGGTTGACACCTCGCACGCGCTTGCCAGCCTTGAGAGATCCGACAGTTTGCAGCTCAAAGTCACCTGCCTGGTTGGTGGCTGCCGGTGTCCAAGTAGTGTTGTTCTCCTGGTCACACCACTGCACTTTGCGAGGATTGCCACCAGCACCCAAGGCAAAGACAAAGCGCTCTGCCGTTGTCATCACGGCATTGCAGCTCGTTGGCGCGTTGGTGATGGCAGCGGCCAGGGTTGGTGTTGAGAACCCCAACTGCCACTCATAGAGCTTGCCATCAGCGTCTGAGCAGGCGACCAAGTATTCGCCCCAGGTATCCAGACTCCAGGTTGTGGCTGGCGTGATGCTGCCAGTGTCTGGGCGCTGCACGCCATAGGCAAAGTTGCCATATGTGGAGTACCCGTACCCGGTCTTGGTGGCTGCATCAGCAATGCCAACAGTCAAACCTGTCGGCGTAATGTCTTTGAGCGTGCCAGCCTCATTCATGGCGTAGAGCTTGGAATTCGTACCGGCAGCGATCCAGCGGTCCCCTGAGTTGTCGCGCCAGGTGATCAGGCCACGGCATGACCCTGTCAGTTGACTGTTCGATCTCTTGCGCCATCCACCAATGGGACGCAAAGTACCCTCAAACCAGCGAACCAGGTTGGCGTCAAACCACCGCCCGGCTGACTGATATTCAGTGCCATTGCGGTACACGCCTGGGGGGATTCTGAGTGCGGTGAGTGCCATGATGGGATTATGCGGAAAGATTGGACACAAAACTCACTGTGGCAATGACTGAGGGAGTTGCTGGCCTGGTTGGACTGGTCCCGGCAGGGTACTGCTCAATGGAGACGCCAACGTCTGATGGCCGCCACATAAGTTGCAGATAATCGTTTTGCTCCAAATCAACAAAGTAATTCAAAGCCCCGATCACGTGAGAGGGGTCACCTGCGCCTTTTCTTGTCGTAAGTCCAAACCTTGAGTTTGACTTGGCAATGTCAGTTCCATTTTTACGAAACCAGACCTCAACGTCTTGCGTGTCATTCGTTGTGTTTTTGAATTGCACGCTGAATTGCACGTTGTAAACCCCGCCCTGCGACACGTTCAAACGTGATGAATTTGACAGAGTGATCCCATTTGCATAGTCAGTTGTGTCAAATGTGATGGCGTAGGCCGTTGTGGTGTTGGCCGCCGTCTGGTCGGTTGAGTCCTGAAACGCACCATAGGGCAGGTTCAAGTACTTGCCACCTCGCGGCCCAAGGACCGTTGCCAGGATATTGGTGAGCTTGCGAAAGTACACCAGCAAGCCGCGATGGGTTTGCGCAGTCAGGCGCTCGTCATAGGTCTGACCTGGTGAGGGTAGATCTGGCGGTGCCGGGGTTTCGAGCTGCTGGTACAGGTTTGTCATGTCAGGACTGCCAAAGCCTCATTGGTGTGCTTAATTCGGTCTTCGAGGCCAATTGTCCCACCGTTAATCTTCTTCGTGAGCGCTGCCCAGTCCCCTGCCTCGGCCAGGCGGTTGCAGTCATGCGTTGACCAGAACCAACCTGCCGTTAAGGCAGCGTACTTGGGGGTGGCGACCAACTCAGGCTGCATGACAAAGTCAACGCCTAGGGCTTGGCCTGCGTGAAAATAGTTGCTGTGGCCGGTGAGTTGTATGCAACCTCTTCCGAAAAAACGCCATCCATCACCTGATGCCTCGTCACGGTTTCCCATGCGACCGCTGTACACCTTGTTGGCAATAAGGCGTGGCTGGCCAGCGCACTGGTTGGCAACGTCAAGAGTGGGGAAACGCTTGGGCCACAACTTCATCAGCGTGGCTGCGCGGTAATTCAAGTTCTCTTGCAGAACCTTGAAGTGTCCACATTCATGGCCGCACTGACCAATGAATGCAGCCTGCTGTCTCTTGGTGGAGATGTTGAACCGGCCAAAGGTTTCATTGAGCGCATCGACCCACTCAGGGCCAATGTGCAGCTTTTTGAGTTGATCACTATTTACCATTGATCTGCTCCCTCACTTTGTTGTAGGTGTCGATGCAGGCGTTGAGTTGGACGGTGTTTCTGTCTCCCTCGATGGCGATGGCGACAACAGCCTTAATAGCCTCTCTGTAAGTGTCGGGTCTTGCTTCGTCCCGATCTCTGACGGCAGGGGCGGGATCTGGGGTGGCTGATACGCAACTTGGGGCGGCTGGGACCGGGAGGCGCAACCGGCCAGCGTCAACAAGAGCATTAATGTCAGACTGTTTTTTGTTGATCTCATTCTTGGCCTTTCGCAATGTTTCGGTTTGGTTGTTGAGTGAAGACGCCAGCTCTTGCTCTTTGGCGCGTGACTCTTCATTGAGCTTGGCAATGTGAGCCTGCATCTCAGCGTCCCGGTCAGCATACCCAGCATGGTGGCCGTAAGCATAGGCACCGCCAACAGCAATCATGGCCGCAATGATCAAGTATGGATTCACTGCCCAGCCTCACGTCTTGCTGCCGCGATCTCCTCGCGGACGTGATCGGGTTCCAGGTGCTCGGGTGGCGTTGTCGGTGGAGGTGGAGGCGTCCAGCTCTCATCCAGGGGTGGATTGATCCAGACTGGCAAAGCACCGCTGGCAGGCGCAGAAACAGGGCTAGAAGGCGCTGGTGCAGCCGGGGAAGGTGTAGGTGGCGGTGTAGGTGTAACGGCCTGGCTGACGGCCCCCACGGCACGCTTGCCCACAATGCCGCCGATACCGCCAACAAGCAAAAGCACGATGTCGTTCAAGATTTTAGAAAACTGCATGTCGAGTGGCGCCATCGATTTGATGGGCTGAACGACAAAAATTAAACTGTAGAGCAGTACAAAAACGATCCCGAAAAGGATGATGGTTATGCAGACAACGACAAAGCCCCAAATTCTGATCTCGATGTCTTCTGCGGTGTATTTACTTTTTAACATCTTCGCCTTTCTTATCGTCAATCTTGTTTGTCAATACTGGGGCAACCAAATACTCAGGGCAGGTCTGCGTGAATAAGCAGCGAGGTTTCTGGCACTCAGGCAGATCGAATTTGTCAGGGTTCTGGCAGGTGTATCGATACCGATCCTCGCACCCAGCAAGCACCATGATGGTCAGACAAAGCAGCAGTCTCATTCAGTCTTCCTTTCTGTTGTCATGGTCCATCTTCTTTCGGTCTTCCTCGAGCTGCTTGCGCAGCCTCTCCATGCGATCAATCTGGGCTTTGCTTTCCTTTTGCACTGCCAGGGTATCGAAATATATTATCGAAATTATCGGCAGCATCAAACAGAAAACCAGCACCATCGCAATGAGCGCAATCAGAAACCCCATCTTGTCTTTCGGTCCATCACTAGGAGTGACCAAAACACGCTGAGATACACGATTATCAACAAGGCGGCTCCCAGGTAGATTGCTTTGTCTTGCAAGTCCGCGATCATTCTTCTTCGTTGCCATCTCACTTGCGCCTCACGTTGATCACGCACTGCCCTGGCTTGCTCTTGCTCCACTGCAATCTGCTCACGCATCTCATTGAACCGTGTCCAAAGATCTCCCAACTCTGGTGGCGACTGATAGATCATTTGCTCGCGCAAATCAGTCTCCATCTGTCTCAACTGGGTGAGCACAAGGGTACGCTGCAAGGCACGCTCTGCCAGAGAGTCTGCGCCATCGTAGACCTCTTCCTTTGACTTGCGCTCTTCCTCAAGGTAGTAATCTTGGATCTGCTGCTGGTGCCGCATGAATTCACCCAAGCGCTTTGCAATGTCTCCCATGACCTGGTTGGGGTCGTAGGCAGCGACTTCTTGCACGCGCTTCTGTTCAGCAACGATCTGCTTCTTTTGTTCCTTGCTTGGGTTTGGCCCAAACATGCCAGCAATCTCGTTGACGATCTTCTTAACGTCACCGGCGGTATTCTTAACGTCCTTGTATGTGGCAATGCCCTGCTTGATAGCGCTGAATGCGCTACTGGCCAACATGAGGATTGAGATTGGATCCACATTTTACAAATTGAAGATCTTGGCAAACAGCGAGGCAGCCGCGCCAGGACCCAGCAAGACGGCCACGATCACAGCATAAAGCAAATACTCAATCTTGGTCATGCGCTCGGACCCCTTTGCAAGAGAGTCGGAAATGAATTTCATCCTCTCTGTGCAAATGGCCTCATGCACCGCCAGTCTGGTTTCTGTGGAGTCAGTCATTCTTTGGTTCTTCCTGTGGAACCTGTGGGTCTGCCTGCTCTTTAATCCGCATCATCAGCATGAAAGCACCTGTTTTACTGGGCAACTCTCCAAGCACTTGCAAAATTGAATTCACGTCTTCAACAGACAATTCCAGTTTTATGTTCATGCCGATGCTGCCTGTAGTGGAGCCAAATCTTCAGTTGTCCAAAAGTCTTTTGCCAGCATGATCTTTAAATGCTCTTTGTTGCGGGTTAGGCAATCTGCCCACTCAGCATCTTCCATATCTTCTGGCTTGCCAGCATTGATTAAGTTGACTGAGTCCATTGCGGCACTGTAGTGCTGGGCGATTTGTTCTGCGGTGATTTCATTCATGCTGATGCTCCGTTGATTTGGGCTTTGAGGCTGTCAACCTCTGCTTTAAGTTCTTTGATGGCGGCAACCAGCAGGGGGATGACATCGGTATATCGTAAGCCAAGGGTTTTTTCCTCGTCATCTTGAATATCAACTGCTTCTGGCAATACCTTTTGCACATCCTGTGCTATTAAAAAAGAATTGCTTGTTTTTTTTACATCAGAAACATAATTTCCAGTTACAGCTCTTAAGCTATTTACTTTTAATAAACCATTTTCTATTGGGATAAGATTTTCTTTTTTTCTTTCGTCTGAAACAGATGACCAAGCGTTTGCAGAATTAGTAATGTAAACCCCCGTACTTGCGCCGGGAGTAACAACTACAAAATTTGTGTTGCTATTTGATGGGCCAAACTCCCATCTTTGACCACCTCCTGTAGCGGTCATCATGCTGGCTGAGGGCGCAGTAACTGTATTTAATAGAAATTGATTGCTTGAATTTATAATCTGCCTCGGATTCCCATCCCCATCAGACAGCACGATGTAGTTGCTTGCTGTGCGAATGTCTAAGCCGCCTTGGTTGCCGTTGTAAGGGCCAAGAATTGAGTGTTTAATTCCTGTTGTTACAGAGTAACCTGAAAAAGCGCCAACAAAAGTATTCTGCGCATCAATCAAAGTTGTTGTGTCTGAGGTGTAACCTGCTTGATAACCAACAAATGTGTTTCTATTTCCCAATACATTTGTATACCCCGCCTGATAACCCACAGCAGTGTTGTTAGAGGCTGTGGTGTTAAAACGCAGTGCCTGCTTGCCTACCGTGACGTTGTAACTACCAGTGGTTGTAGCGTAGCCAGAGTCAGCCCCAATAAAAACGTTTTCTGTACCAGTAGTTACGCCCCTTCCAGCACGAAGGCCAATAAATACTTGACTCTCACCAGTGCTGTTTGTATACCCGGCCTCAAAACCTACAGCAGTGTTGTTTGATGCCGTGGTGTTGGCGTTGAGTGCCAAAACCCCTATTGCAGTGTTGTAACTTCCAGTTGAATTTGATTGAAGAGTGGCATTACCAAAAGCCGCATTATACGAACCTGTGGTGTTGGCTTCCAATGAATTAGCACCAAAAGAATTTACAGCGTTGCCTGTTGTATTAGCATACAAAGCCTTATATCCAACTGCTGTGCCGTTAGAGGCTGTGGTGTTTGTTGCCAATGCCTCTGCACCAAAAGCAGTATTGTACGAACCTGTTGTATTGGCTCTCATTGCACCACCAACGCTACCATAAACACCAGTACCAACAGCAATATTAGATGCTCCTGTTGTATTTGAAGCCAAAGCACCACCACCAATACCTAAGTTATTGATTCCTGATGTATTTGCTAATAGTGCATTAGCACCAACCGCAATATTTCCACCACCAGTATTATTTTTTAATGCTTGGTAACCAACAGCAACAATATCTGCAATATTTGTAGATGAATAAGCGGCCTGATACCCTACAGCAGTGTTGTTGGAGGCTGTGGTGTTGGAAAAAAGTGAATCTCTACCAATTGCTGTGTTGTTACTGCCCGTTGTGTTTCCAACAAGAGCAGACCGCCCAAAAGCAGCGTTTTGTCCACCAGTTGTGTTTTCCTGTAATGCAGATCGTCCAACAGCAGTATTGGCGAGTCCAGTAGTGTTAAATTTAAGCGAATTTCCACCAACAGCAACACTTGAATCACCTGTTGTGTTGGTAGTCATTGCACTTTCGCCAATTGCGACATTTCCGCTTGCCGTAGTATTGCTATATAACGCCAGATAACCAATAGATACGCTATTTGCGCCAGTTGTATTTGAGTAACCAGCTTGATAACCTACAGCAGTGTTGTTGCTGGCTGTGGTGCTGCTGTAAAGACTGTTATGACCCAAAGCGGTATTGTTTGCGCCTGTAGTATTGACACGCAAAGCGTTTGAACCTAAAGCGTTGTTGAAGTCTCCAGTTGTGTTCGCATTTAATGAACCATGCCCAACAGCTACGTTTTGTTGAGCAGATGTGTTTGCGCTCAACGCAATATTTCCAACAGCAGTATTAAAAGATCCACTCGTATTTGCCGCCAAAGCACTAGCACCCACCGCAGTGTTGGTAGACACAGCACCTGCGCCTCTGCCGACTGTGAGGCCTTGAACCACTGCACCAGCAGTTAGAGTGGATACACCTGTCACGCCTAAGGTAGTGGATGCTGTGATGGAGGTGAATGCGCCTGTAGTGGCTGTAGTAGCACCAACAGTGCCGTTAATGTTGATAGAAGCTGTGCCTGTAAGGTTAGTCACTGTGCCAGATGCTGGAGTGCCAAGAATAGCACCGTTACCCAATGTAGCTACACCAGTAACATTCAGTGTGCCTGATGCCGTAATATTTGCAAACCCGGCTGTACCTGTCAATGTAGGAGAGGCTGACAACACCATATTACCAGTGCCTGTCACTGCATTACTCAGTGTGACACCACCATATGTTAACGCTGCTGATAGTGTAGTAGCCCCTGTAACACCAAGTGTGCCACCAATAGAAGCATTACCAGCTAAATAGAAGTCTTTAAATTTTAATGAGCTTGTGCCTAAGTCAACAGTGTTAGTAGTCGCAACACCAAGAACAGAGGCAGAAATTGTTACATTTTGCGTAGGGCCAAGCGCAAGGATTGGAGCACCCTCACCAGCAGTGCCATCATGGTTGTGGCCTGTAGAAGCATTAAAGGCAGATTGAACGCCATCAAACTCCCCATCTAAATCAGCAGCATTAATAACATTACCGTCTGCAATGTTATTGATAGTGTCTACTCTTGTATATCCTGCCATGTTATTTCCTTAATAAATGCCTAACAGTTTT